AAAACGTTAACACTTTGTTAATGGAGAAATACTTTAAAAATGTAGATGCTAATCAGTATCTATATGAAAAAATCAATTTACCCTCGGAGCTAACACAATCGTGTAAGATCTCCGGATATTTATCGGAAAACCTCAAATTTGGTTGTTGTCCAATAGCAGCCAAATATCTACAACCGCATACAGAAACAGTCGAAAAAATCAAGAAAAATCCTCATCAAGCACTAGCTGATTTTAGAGCTTTTTTTGAATACAAGTCAGTAACTACAGTGCTTGATTCTCATAAAGAAGGTGCAAAAGTAACAGGATATCAATCTAAAATTTTAATCGACGTAGGAGGAAGTTGTAGAATTGCAGCAAAAGGCCTTACCGCACATATGCTCTGGCCAGAAGTTCAACTCAAAGATGCAGTTAGAAGATCAAATAGGAATAAATTAGTAGTTAAAAATAATTACAAAAATCAATCTTACTTCACTGCGACACTCCAACAGTACGCAGATTTAGAAGTGGCAGAATCTCATTCCAACCTAGAAAGATTTTGTATATTCACTGATACATTATATTACATAACACCAACAAGCCTATTAGAATCGTTATGTAAAATGGATCTATTAGGTCACGCCGGTGCCGGATCCATGCATGTATTTAAAAATAGTGGAGATATTATATTAACAGGAGATGATGGAATAATTAAAAATTATGGCTATGTTGATATAATAGATGATTCAAATTTAACTATGCAAGTTCAAGGTAATAATATTCCTTATACACATGCGCATGATTATGATCAATTGTATGATAATGATATTATGGAAATAATTAAAAAAAATAAAAATGGAGATATAAAGGTTTCAATAATTAAAAATCATGAAATAGATTGTGGTGCTACTAAATACATACAATTCGATATAGTAGTATCCATTATTGAACCTGAGAAACATGAAGATTGTGATTATAGTGATGACATGGAAGATGTACATAATCCTATATCAATGCATGGAAGTTCATTAGGGAGTGTAGTAATACACCCTTTTATGAACAAAAACTTAGTTGGTCTTAATAGGAAAAACAATAATAATGATAAACTAAGTTCAAAAAAATCTTCAAATAAAACTGACAAAAGTGGATTCAATCTATTTCCTAAAGACGACGAAGAAATTATTATCGATACAAAAATGATCAACGGAAAAAAAGAAACACCAAATTCAAAAAAAGAAAATGCTGCAAAAGAAAACTCTATATCAAAAGAAGAAAGTAATAAAGATGAAATAATAATCAGAAAGAGTTCATCTAAACCAAAAGACGCAAATACTGAAAAGCTTAATTCTTTGGTTAAAAAATTACGAATAGATGGAGCTTCAGTTATAGAGGACGGGGTTATAGTACAAGGACCTAACGGAAAATCAATAGTCATTAAAAAATTATGTGGTACAATCAAAGCTAAAGTCTTCCAACAAATAGACACAACTATATTCAATTGGGGGACGCATAATCGAGTTAAAACACAACAAATAGATTATGATTTAGAGATAAACGCTTCTTTATTAGACAAAATAAGAAATATTATTATGTCGAACAAAAAAATAGACCTTATTGTTTTACAAGATTTAGTACAAAATGTTCATTTCAAATCCAATTATTCGGATAAGAGTTATGCTATCCCAGTAATAGAATATGCATTGCAAGAAGCATTGGAAACTAAATTAAATTTGACAGGTTTATAAGAAAGTAACCTAGTAAAAGTCATACATGACGTTAATGAAGGTAAGTTACAATCTAAATATCATGGAATGTTCGGTGTAATGCAAGGAGCTAAGAATGTATTGCATAAGGTTTTATCAGATAAAGTACAAGAAACAAATGAGCTTGTGAAAACAGGCAAATTTGTTGCTAGTGCTTGAAGTTGCCCGACTAAAGTATCACAGCATGCTGTGGTACTTAAAGGGCTCTGTCATCACAGTGATATGAATATAGATATGACAGCGCCAATGAGCATAAGACACAAAACTAAACTATTATTAGATCTTAATGCTTGTCCTTGTACTTGTAAGAATGAGAACCAAAATGCTGCTTACAAGTTGTACAATACCACACTCAACATAAACAGTTACCCGGTATTGGTTTGGAATAATTGTGCAAAAACAGTGCATGCATCCATGATAAGACATTTACAAGCTGTTCCTTTACCAGATCCAAGTTGCGTTAACGAATATGAAAAATTTATAGACAATGTAATATTTCCTGAATTACAAAAAGAATTACATAATTTTGATTATTCATATTCTGAATGGTACAACCACTTGGACTATAGTAAACAACAAGAAATTAAAAAAATAAAATTTCCGATTACTAATGAAGCTTGTACTTATAATATGTTTTGTAAGAGAGAAATACAATTGGTAGACAATCCAACAGATAATTATGATAATTGCGGTCTGCCAAAAACTAGAGCTATTGCTGGACCTAAACCTGAAGACAAATATGTCTTAGGGCCGGTAACTTGGGCACTAGAATCTGTATTCACAAAACATTTAAATGGTTACTGTGGAGGTAAAAATTGGCAAGAAATGGAAGAGACTATCAAAAACAGATACGATAAAGGCTACCGTTTTATAATACAAGGAGATGGTAGTGGATTTGATAGAACACAAAGCCATGAATTAAAGTATTTTGACAGGAAAGTATACAATTACATTGAAGACAAAATACACCATATTGAATCAGACACATTCATAACTAAAGCAACAGCAAGATTTAGGAAATTAAATGCTTCGGTTTTTTCAGAGGGAAGACTATTCAATATAGGGTCAGCCACCATAGATGCAACTGTGACATCTGGTAATCCTGACACCACGTTAATGAACACTGCGAGAATGGCTATTTATTGCAGATTTATGGCTTACAAAGCAAACGTGGAAGTTGAGGTAGATGCTAAAGGAGACGACTTTGCTATTTTTGTTAAAAATGAATATGATGCAGTATTAATCAAAGAACAGTTCAAAAAATATTGGGCCAATAAAAACGAAAAAATAAATGAGCCCTACGGGTTAGGATTAATACTAAAGTTTTTAACTATAGGAGACTTCACCAGCTATGATTTTTGTTCAACACACTTAATATGCGATTTTACACAAAATAAGGAAAAATTTAAAATCGTACGACAATGGAACAGAATAACAGAATTAGGTGCTTATAGTATGAAAGCTTTACATTATAGTAAGGGAAACAAGAATCAATATCTTGAAGATATGGCATTATCAATGGAAAAATGGACTTCAAATATGCCTTACTATAAAGATTACATCAAATTTATTAGAGGATTAATAGACGGAAAAAAAATACCTATTAAAAATGAAGGAAAAAACAAAATAGCTATACCTAGTGACGGGCACAAACATAACCACGCAATAGCAATAAGTAGTGAAGGTTATGGGAGAGATTATCATTACGGATTACAACTTAGGCAATCTAATACAGTCATAAGCGATAGTATAGTATTAGATTTTTTTAAAAGCAAATATCAACTTACAAAATCACAAATTTTCTTTAGAGAGGATACTTTAGTCGTAAATTGATCAAGAAACAATGCATAAAGTCAGATTGATTAACAAACATCATGAATTATTGGCCACATATATAAAAGGTTACAATAATCGAACAACAATAAAATTTTGGCCACAAATTTAAAAGGTTACAAAAATATATTGTTGCGATGAATGTTAATCACTAAAGAATGGTGTAAATTCTTTACTATCTGGAGCACGAGTGTAC